CTGATTGCTCTCCAGGTGCCCTTTGGGGTATGTTGTATGCTAACGTGGGTATTGACTTCTCACGTGGTAATGCATCTAACTGGACTGCTCCTGGTCTTGTTCGTTCTAAGATTGGTACTATTCGTAAATCTTACCACTTCTCTGGAAATGCTAAAGACTATGTAGCTCAGTTCGAATTGCCTTTGAAAGAAGGTTCTAAGACTAAATTGTGGATGGATTACGAAGAGTACCGTCACATGATTAAGTTCAAGGAAGAGTGTGAAATGTACTACTGGTATGGTCAGAAGACTCACGATGCTAATGGTGTTAGCACTATGCTCGATGAGAACGGTCAACCTGTAATCTCTGGTCCTGGTTTGCTTGAGCAGATCATCAACAAAGACACTTACTCAACTCTTAGTCAAGCTAAGATTGAAGAAGTAATTGGTGACTTGTTCTATGGTATGACTGATGCTACTGATAAGCAAGTGACTTTGTACACTGGTATCGGTGGTGCTCGTGAATTTGACCGTGCACTTAAGTCTTACTACTCTGCTAATCCTTATCTTCAAACTACCCAGCCAACCTTCATCACTGGTTCTGGTCGTAGCTTGGGTATTACTGGTTACTTCACTACTTATGAGCACGTAGATGGTCATAAAGTAAACGTAGTTAAGTCTCCTTTGTTTGATCACGGTCCTGTGGCTCAAGCTTCTAAGAAGCACCCAGTATCTGGTCTTCCATTGGAATCATATCGTATGGTGTTTGTTGACCAATCTACTTATGATGGTGAAAACAACCTCCAAATGGTAAATAAGAAAGGTCGTGAAATGATGCGCTGGTGTGTAGCTGGTTCTGTAGTTCCAAAAGGATTTACAGGCAACGACACTCGTGCTAGTGACATTGACGGTGCATCTGTTCATATGTTGAAGACTGCTGGTGTTTTGCTTCGTCGTTTTGACACTAGCATTGATCTTCAGTGTATTGCATCGTAATTTGTGTTTGGTTTGCAATAAAAAGGGGGGTAACCACTCCCCCCTTTTAAACATAAAACCCTAGGTTATTCTTTCTCCTAGGCTTAACTAAAGCAAAAAGAACATTATTATGGATAAGAAAATTTTTATTAGAAGAAAAGAGGTTCTAAACCACCTTCCAAAGGAGATTAGAGCTGGAGCTAAAGTTAAAATCGGATCTATTTTTATAGACCGTCTCCCACTCAAAGGAGTAGATGGAGAAGAGGAAGCTAAATTATTGAAAGGAATTGTAGATGTTCCAGCAACTCACCAAGATTGGCCAGCAAAGACTAAAGATTTTTGGGCTAGCCTTAGCTTAAAAATACCTTTCGAGGGAGTTTGAACACAGATTCAAGCAAAAAGTTCTATATTTATGACCCACAAAAGGACTTGTTGAAGAAGAACGAAAAGGTACAAGTTAAGAAAGATGCTGACAAGGAGTTTATTAAACTCAGTGGCAACATGGATAAAGTTAAAATGTTGACTAGAGTTCTTATGGGGACAGACCCAGAAAGACTTTCGTCAATGGAACTTGAGAATAACCTGTACGACTATAAAGAAAAGAATCCAGAGAGGTTTTTAAAATATAGTCTAGATGATAACCTTGAATTGAGAGCTGAAATTGAAACTATGGTTGAAAAGTCAGTTCTTCGTAAGATTGGAAACCAACTAATCTACGAGGATGAGACAATCGGAGAGGATATCAAAGATGCAATCGTATATTTCAAAAATAAGAAAAACTCAGGTCAAGTAAATATCATGAGAGCTAGACTCCAAGAAGTGATATAAATGACTGTAAACGAGATGCATATAGCTGTCAACCTGGGGGTGCAAAAACTTGCATCCTTCCAGGCTGACAACCTCTTACCTGAGGAAATTGATCATGAGTTAAATCTCTCTGTTATGAGATTCATAAAGCAGAGATATAACCCTAGTTCTAATAGACAGGGTAAAGGCTTTGAGCAATCTCAGAAAAGGATAGATGATTTAAAGCATCTTGTTAGCACTCAAACAGGAACTACTGCATCTTTTGGATATGCAGGAGATACATTAGGAGGATACATATACACTGCTAATAATAGTAATATCTATGTAGATAGATATACTCTCCCGCTAGATTACTTGTTTCTAGTAAACATTACTGCTCAAGTGTACTATGAGTGTAATGCTTCTATTTTTCCTAAGTATACTCCAAATTTTGTAAATTTATATACAGCTGAACTAGATCTTACTCCTCCACTTCCTGGATACTTTTTAAGTATGATTGAAAGATGGGATACAGCTAGCAACAACTGGACACAGATTACAAACGTACCATTAGGAGAAGAATTAACTAGAGACTTACTTATTAATCAAACTACATATTTCAATATACCTAGTTTAAAAGCTACTATCAATGATCTTCGTGTTGGAGCATTAAATGATACTGCTCAAGGAAATAGTGTAATAGATAGTAATACTTTATATTTAGAAAGATATAATGCTCCATTTGAAACAGATCCTAATACAGGATATTACTTAAGACTTACATGGTTAGATGATACGGGTCCATCTAATGCTATCTATGTTTCTATTAATAAATATATATACTTTCAAACTTCTACAGAAAGAAGAGCACCTACTGCTAGCAATAGATTAAGCTACTGTAAGTTTGCTCAGCATGATGATATTATTGCAATGATGGATGACCCATTTAATATCACAGATTATAGGTCTCCAATTTATACAATTAGAGAAAATTATATAGATATCCATACGGATAACACATTTGTTGTCCCTAATGTATTTATTAACTATATTAGAAAACCTAAGAACATTTCACTAAGTACTGGAGTAGGTTGTGAATTACCAATTCATACCCATGACGAGATTATTGAAATGACTGTAAAGAGCATACTTGAGGGCTTTGAGTCCCAAAGGTATCAATCACAATCAATGGAAACATTTGAAAGTGAATAATTCAAATAATGTGTTTAACGCCTAAAATTTAAAAAAAATGGCACCTCAAAATTTAAATCAGGTATTTGTAGCTAACAGTGGAGTTTTGTTGGATGACGCTGAAGCTTTTAATACTGCAGCAGCTGTAACAGCATCTAAAGTTGGTGTGTGGAATCTTGGAATTGCTACTCCAGCATACATTGATATCACTACTCCTGCAGATATGATGTCTTTGCAAGGCCCTATTCAAATTGTACAAACAATGCCTTCTGGTAGTTTGCCTATTGCTTCTCCTATTATCGATATTAAAGATATTAAGAGAATTAAGCATACTCCTGCAGCAGCATCTGTAAGACATTCTGCAGCTATTAATGTTGGTAATCCTACTACTGGAGATAATGTTATGGTTCGTATTGCACTTCGCACTGCACCTACAGCTTATGCTAATTACTACCAAGATGGAACTGCTGTTGATCTTTCTGCATCAAATACTCAGTTTCCTCTAATTGGTAATTTCTCTGCAGGTCGTATGATCTTCAACATTGAAGTTACTGGTGCTGAGCATGCAGCTGCTGAAGCAACAGCAGGAGTTGTATTTGATGTTACTATTGCTTATAGCAGTGGAACTAACACTGGAACAGCTTTGACTGCTCCAACTATGACTGGCTTTGATGCTGGTGCTGGTAACTACTGGCAAGTACTTTCTGACGAAAAATCTTGTCGTTCTAAATATGGCAATTTTAACAGAATGTATTTCCCATACAATTTCCCAACTTTTGCTCAAAGTGGTACTAGTTACGATGTTGTAGAAATTCAATATGCTCACGCTCATCCATCAGATACTGGTATCGCTAGAGCAGGTGAATTGAATACTATCAAGATCTATATTGTAGATACTGCTGCTGGTTCGACTACAGCTGATACAGTATTCCTTGGAGCATCAGCTGCTAACTGGGGTGCTACTGCAACAGAAAGATTGTTCTAATCTAATTAAATTGAAAAGTAGGGGAGCAATCCCCTACTTTTTCTTATCTTTACACAAACTATAAGCTAATGCCAGCTAGAATCGAGTCTATAACTATTTCTCCAAACGGAAAGAATATAACAACAGTAGTAAGTGGTATTCCTACTAGTGATAAGCTTACGTATTACAACTACACTACTACTACTAACTATGCAAGTGCTACAATAGCCTCAGACGCTAATGATATTCTAACTTGGAGCTTAGATTCATCAGCTGCTGGAGAAATATTTAATGGCATAATTAGTATGACATTAGAAAGTACTGGAGCTAGTAGTTATGTAGTTGGAACTACAGAGATAGATTGTTGTATAGCAGGTTTAGTAGAAAGAGGCATTACCTGCACCTGTCAATGTGATAGGTGTGATGAAGACTTAAGAACTGCACAAAAGATAAGTCTACTTGTACAAGGAGCTAAACATGCTGCTTTTACTCCTGCTAATATTACAGATTCAATCCTTAAATACGATAAAGCTAAAAGCTTTTGCACTGCAACATGTGCATGTGGCTGTTAATATACTAACTGATGGCAATTTGTAGAACCTGTTCAACTGATGGTATAAGCACTCCGTGTGACGGAGCAGTCATAACTATTTATGATGCAACTACTAGGGAGTTTTTTGAAGTAATTCCTATAATACAAGCATCAAGTGATGGTACTACTTATTATTATAGATTTACTTATCGTACTACAGAAGGAGAATTTAATTATACAATTTATTCAAGAGATTCTGGAGTAAATTGGATATTTATACAGGATAGTAATCAGATAGCAGGTGCAACTGCCATTATTCCAGCAGGAGGATCATGTCCCCCAGAAGGTGTATGGACGCCAACAGGAGATTTAAAACTTTGGGTAACAGAAATAGAAAATCAACTTATCCCTACAGAAAGTTTAGATCCCGCACTTACTTGTATATCATCGGCAAATGTTCCCAGCACAGCTAATACTTTAGATTACGATACTGTTCTTGCTAACTTTACAAGTTGTTTTAACACTAAAGTTACCACTTATTATAACAAAATATCTGGAGGAGTTCCTTGTGATAATCTGGAACTCACTAAAATGCAACTTATTCTCAATCTTTTAGATAAGAAAGATTGTGATTCCAATGCATTAGAATGTCTTTACAATAGAACTCCTCTACCTGGAGTACAGTTCCAGGCAATAGAGACACTACCGTATATAACAACTGTATTTGCAACACCATATGACTACTCTAAAGTAGAGACTACAGGAGACTTTAGAGAATATAAAGGATATACTGTAACAGTAACTAGAGCAACAGGACAAGATGTAAGTCATACAATAGTAGATGTAGAGTATGTAGCAGGTACTAATATCGTATCAGCCGATCTAGATCCAACAGCAGACTACCTTACTAAAGAAGGAACTGCTACAGCAAATGTATTAATTTACTTAGAAAGTGAGTTCCCAATCAATTTAATATAAAAACATGTCTACAATCTCAGCCTTAAATACATTAGTTAAATCAGGAGTAGTTGCTACAGACTATCTGTTAGTAGCTAGAACTAGTCCTGTAGGAAATAACAGATTTGTACTTCAAGATCTGTTTCCTAGTGTTAACACTGTTGGTACTTCTAGTGAAACTCTAGTAATCAATGTAACAGATAAGAACACTATTAACTTTAAGGGAATTAAATCACTAAGCAATTTGCTTACCGTATCTACAGCTAGTAGCAATATTACTTTACAAGTTAATCCAGCAAACATTGATTTATCTACTTGTAATAACACTACATCTGGATTCCTAAGTACAGTAAGCTTAACTACTAATGTAACTGGAACATTGCCAGTAGCTAATGGTGGTACTGGAGCTACTACTCTAACTGCTAATGGTTTAATTCTTGGTAATGGTACAGGTGCCTTTACTAGTTTGGGAGCTGCAACAAATGGTCAAATTCCAATTGGAAGAACTTCATTGGGTCCTGTGCTAGGAACACTAACAGCTGGTTCTAACATTACCATTACTAATGGACTTGGAACAATAACTATTGATGCTACAGTATCTTCAGCTAGTTCTAGCTTCAACATGAACGGATATAACTTATTCGGTTCAAACTGGATTAGTGGAGATGGTGCTAACGAAGGAATTAACATCAATTCTAGTGGTAGAGTATTCATAGGAGCTACTACCCCAGCTAGTACTTTCCACGTTGGGGATTTGAACATTAACCAAGATATTTACCTCAATGGTTCTATTCCACAGGTAATCCAGGGAACTACTGCTTCTTCTCCATCAAGTCTTACAATTGCAGCATCTACTGCTACAGCCGCTAATGCTGGTGGAACTCTTTATTTAAGAGGAGGAAACTCAGTAGGTATTAACCAAGGTGGATCAGTTATATTTAATACTGGTAATCACGACGGTACTGGTACTTCTGGGGACTTTGAATTCTTTGGATATAACTCATCAGCAGTAGCTCAGAGAATACTTACTCTTAAGGGAACTAGCAGATATGTAGGTATTACTAATGCATCTCCATCTGCCCCACTCGATATTAAGCAAGATGATTCTGCAGCAAATGTCCCAGTTTTAGAACTTGAACAGCTTGACACAGACGAATCTTTTATTAACTTTGTCGGTACTAGTGGTGTAGCTAGTGCTAACTCGGTATCTAGTTCAACAGGAACAGCTGGTAATAAAGTTGGAGCAATACGAATTAAAGTTAATGGAGTTGTTAGAT